TGAGGCAACTGCGACATAATCGTAATTACTTCCTGTTGGTGTTGCAATCACACCACCTAAACCCTCTGCTGTCAAGGCAATGATAACTGTTTTACCTTTTAAATCATCAAAACTTCCTGGTCCTGCACTTGCTAATGATAATGTTTGATACTCTTTATTCCAAGTCAACCATATTCTGGCATTAGGGTCTGTGTTTATTGTTGCAAAACCTGGTACTCTCATAGCGATTATACCACTTGCATCTGCCTTAACTTGATAACTAGGGTCGCCTGTAGCAGTTCTAATTACTTCGATTGCAATACTTGGATAAACATCGTTACCTATTTTCATAAGCAATGGCATTCTTCTAACGACACCATCTATTTCAGGTGCGACATTTGTTACACCAACACCAGCTGCATTGTCACCAATTTCTGGTATAGGACCTACCATACCTGGCCATTCAAATAAAAATTCTAGTGGATTGCCAATCTTAGCAACACCTCTAGGATAACCATTCTTTGTAGTTTGATGTGAACCTGTTTGTGCTACGACTACAAAATTACCATTCAAAGCCTTTGCTAATGCATCATCACCACCTAATCTATCTTCTTCGGCAAATAATATTGGTAATACAATTACACCTACTTCAGCTTGTCTTAATTCTTCTATAAGACCTGCTAATACATCTCTTTTCCATGGCCATTGACCATGCATTTCAATTGCCTTTTCATCTATCTCAATGATGGCTATGTCTTGTGAAATTTCTTTTGGTTGTGATTGAAACTGTAGGTCAAATGATTTCAACCTAAGAATTTGTTTAACTTGTGGGTCTTGGAGTCCTACCCATGTAAGAGCGAACAAAGTAACAAAAGCAAAAGTCCAATGAGTAAAAAACTTTTTCATATTTCTATTTAGTAATCTTTTTTTCTATAACCCAAAATTCTGATGGCGTTGTAAAATTATTATTCCACTCTTCATTAACTCTGTCATATTTCCATGCAATATGTGTTACATAAATGATACATGATGTAATTAATAATCCACATATCAACATCCATATTTTTTCTGTTGTGCTATAAAGTTCAAACATATCTCTCTCCCTTGTATGTCTAATTTTGTGTCACAGTTGCTGAACAGCTTGCCTGTGTGCAATTTTGATATAAGTAATAATTTTGTGAGGTACTACTGTCTTGTGTCAAATCTATAGTAGAAGAATTACCACTTAAATTAATTGTTGCATTGTGGTCACCACTTCCGTCTTGCGTTACATCTACATTGTGACTATCTGTCAATGTTATTTCTGCATAATGATTGCCTGTACCTTTTTGGTCTACTGCGACATTATTACTTCCGTCTATATCTAAAAACAATTTTTTATTTCCTGTTTCTGTTTGGTCTACATCTACTGCGTTACTATTACCTGCTATGATAACTGACATATAATGCTCGCCAACATAGTTGATTGCTGATTGGTCTAAATCTACATTGTTTGAATTACCTGTAATACTTAACTTTGCCCTTTGGTCTTGGTTTTGTGTAACTGCCACATTGTTTGAAGAACCTACTATATCTAAACCTAAAACATTATCATTGCCAATCTGGTCTAAATCTAAAGCATTGTTATCACCATTTATTACGGCAGACGATGTTAAGTCTGTACCAATAATTAAGTTATCATCGCCGTCTTGTAATATATTTAAAGTATTACCGTCACCTGTTTGTGTAATATAAATTTGATTACCACTTACAGATTTATTTCTAAATGTATTAAACTCTGTTGTTTGATTTGAAGATATACCAGATGTACTTGCTACTAATAATATACCTTCGTTTTGTAATGTCTGTTGTAGATAGGCATAAAATCTGGTCAGATAGGTACTGCCATAATCATATTTTGCCCATGACTTTTGAGCGTGTGTACCAGTTGAATTGTTAGAACCTAAAGCAGTACCACCTGATTGCATACTAAACAAGTTTCTTGTTACCCAATAACCTGATGTTGCGTCACCTGAATATGAACCGTTTGCATAAGAAACAAAGTTTGCGTTATAACTTAACAATGTAATTTGACCTACACTTAATTTACTTTCTATTAATGCTTCAATACTACCTGTTCTATTGTTATTATAAACACCATTACCTGCAATTATAACATTACCACCATTACCAATATAAGTTTCGTATGCCGTCTTACAACTGTTACCACAATTTGAATCACCTGCAATATTAATATGTAAATCTTTGCTACTAAAATCTGATAGAGTTACACTACCACTATTTGTACCTGTAACTGTATAACCTAAATCTTCTAGTTCACTTTTTAATTCTAAGTATTGGTCATTTGTACTAGTCACATAATTTATATGAGCCGTGTCTGCCAATACAGAGGTACAAAACATTAAGAGAAAACTAATTTTGATTAATATAAATTTCATTATCTCCCTCTCCTAATTCATAATCTCTAATCTCCATATCACCTTGTGTGACATTAATTACATAACCATATTCTTGGTCTAATCTTAAAACAATATTATTACCTGCCTCATCACTTCTCATCCATACCCATTCAGGTTCTTCGTTTAATAGTGTGACACCAAACTCATCTTTACCTGTTTTCTTATCTTTCTTTTTATCAAAAGCATTTTGCATTTGTACAGCAAGTTGTTTATTTAATTGTGCCAATATATCTACTAAGAAATTTTGGTCTAAGAAATCTATTTCTAATGCTGTTGCCTCTGCGTCATCTTCTGTTTCTAATAAGTCAACTTCTAAATCATCAAACTTTAGAAAGTCAATATCTAAAGCATTTGCAACTGACTTTAGTTTTTCTTCTTGCTCTATTGCGTTTTCTAATTTTTGTGGTTTCTGTACAATCAATAAGTTATTAATTAATGTTTCATCTAAATCTAATAATACTGGTTTTAAAGGACTACTTTCTGGTGTATCTACCTGTGTGGCTTGAAATGCCTGATTTAATATTACCTGGCCTGCGTCACTCTCTACTGATATTTCACCAACAAAACAATTACCATTACCGTCACAACTTGGTAATAATATAATTGTTGATGAACCTATCTCATCAATAGTCATGGCAAAATCTGTACCTCTAACTGCTACTGTAGCAGTAGGTGTTTTGATACTTATATTTTGTGCTGAGTTTTTGGCAATCTGACCTGAGGCATATCTAACTGTACCTAAAGTTGCCTTTAATGAAAGTGAACCTGTCTTTGAGTTGGGGTCATAGACAAAATCATCTATGATTAATTTAGAATGTTGTGTTATGTCAACTCTAGTTTCATCTAAGAATTCTATAGCGACTTGACCTTTACCTGTTTTTACAGTGTCGTATGAGAAGACATCAAGGTTTTTTTCTACCTTAATGTCTTTCTCACCGTCTTTTCTATCTATTACAGAATTACCTTTACTTAAAGTAACATCACCTATACTTTCTGCTAAAGCAAAAGGCATTGTCAAAATCAATAATATGATTATCCATGTAATCACCAATGCTCGTGGCATTTTAGTCCCTCTGTATAATGTCGATGTTTGCGTTGTCGCCACTTGTTGTTAATGTAATCATGTTATCGTTTACACCTGATTGTGTAATATCAACATCAGCTATACCACCTGTATGTGTGTGTATTAATGTGTGACCATTTACATCACCATTGCCGTCTATGTCTAGTAAGTAATTGTTTGTATCACCGTTTACTGTGATTGTCAATACAACACTTGTACCGTCAACTGTAGCGGCCACAACATTTGAGTCCGAACCAGTTTGACCAACGATATCTACATCTGCGCCTGTGGCTGCTGATGTTTCTCCTATGTCTAGGTCTATGTCGTTTGAGTTACCAGTAAAATTAACTACTGCGTTTACAGTTCCACATGATGAGTTGTTATTACCACTATCACAATTCAAATCTACATCATTTGAATTACCTTGTAAATTAATAACACCTGTATATGTGGCACCATTTATTTGATATTTAATAACATTACTATCACCGACTTGGTCTATATTCAAGCTAGTTGTTGCACCAGTAGAGGCAGAAGCCGTTGTACTGTTACCGATTGTGTTGTTTTCTCCGTCTTGTAATACATCCAAAGTCAAGCTTGCACCTGATTGAGTAACATAAATGTCATTTGCAAATAATGGAGTAGTTGCCATAAACATAACAAACATAATATAAGCTGTTATTTTTTTCATAGTTTTTCTCCGTGTCCTGAGTACCTACCCTCGTATCTTATCAAGGTCGTGTACTTTTGGTACTTCTATTTTCTTTTCTTTAAACTTCCAAAATCCTTGTTTCTCACCTGAATGTATCAGTTCCAAAACTGCAAACTCGATAGCAGTCCTTATTGCATAATTTACAGGTTCGTTTACTGCGACACCTGTTTCCAATTCTAATGCTTTTGTACCCATGTCTAAGAACCTGAATACATCACCACCTGAGCTGTGACTTGCAATGGTCTTAGTCACATTTGTGATTAACAATATTTCTCCAGTTTGTACTGATACAATTCTCATTGATATAGTTACCTGGTCTACTCTATATTGTTCACTTAAACCTATACCAAAATATCTTGCACCTGCACCACCTGATTGAGTATTACTATCATAACCTACTATACCACCCTCAATAATCAAACCTGCAAATAGCATTGGTTTTAAAATATTGTTTAATTCTTTTTCTTCATCATATAATTCTCTTGTACTTCTAATCAACTGTCTTTCTTTGACTAGATTGGCCAATCCGTTTCTTTCCACAACCTGAAACCAATCGCCACCTGACACAGCCTTGAGAGCTGCAATAACATATGTGTCACTACCTTGTGTTACAGCAGTTGACAATTGAGAAAACTTTGTACTAGGTTTTCTCTGACCTGTAAGGTCGGTAAATCTATATACGGCAATCGGTATTTTAGGTTGACCATCTAAATCTGGTATCGCCTTTAATAACTCATGTGTTGGGGTGCCCTCTACATATGGCATGTCACCTTTAAAAGTGACCGTACTTTTAGTCGAAGCACAACTGGCCAAGACTGCACCCATAATTAAAATCGCCAATGCTCGTAGCATCTAATCTCTCCTTGCGTCTTCTTTTCCGTCTGCTCTACTAATTCTCTCTTCGTCTTGTCTTAAATTTAAAGCGTCGGAAATCTGTATGTCTAATTTAATCATATCATTGTTCATGTTCTTAACCCTATTTTCTAATGCCATAATCATACCATGCATTCCAGATACCTGACCTACCACACTTTCTAAAATATATTTTATTACCAAGAAGATGAAAAAACCCATAACACCGGATGCTGCTACAGGTAATCCAAAACTCTCTAATATTGTCCAGAACAAATCCATTTATTAAAATACAAAATCTCCTATCGGCACACTCATACTTGTAACTGTACCGTTTTCGTCTGTTATAGTTAAAGTAATAATCTCTGTGGTCGTGTCTTTGACCCAATATATGGTTGCACCCTCAATCTCGGATGTACCACTTGTTGGACAAGTTGTTGTACTACTGTCACAACTTGTACCAAACATATTATCTACCAATTGTTTTGATAGATTGGCATAAATTCTACTCTCTACATTAGCAATAAACTTGTTAATTGTAGTGTTTTTCAATGCTCTTTCGGCAGCTGCAGCTTCTGATTTAGCGTCTGCCTCATTGTCTTTCTTTCTTTGTGACTGTAATTGGTCAACAGATAAGACATGATTAGAGTACCCATTACCACTAAAGGCAGGGTTTTTAAAACTAAAATCCAGTTGGTCTGCTAATATTGATGTAGTCAGGAATGGTAATGTAAGTGTCACTACTAGCACCATTTTTTTAAATGATGTTTTCATGCTTATATTTATAAAAAGTTGTCAGTAAGTTGACAATTATTTAGGCAGTATTATTTGACAGCAGAACACCGTCAAAAAGTTGTCGTGTTATTTCTTTGACTTTGTTCTCTTTTCGTTCTCTCTCATCGTCAATATAGTGTTTAATTTTGAGCGTAAACGAATTAAGTCGTTGTCTAG